GAATCACACGGTTTAATGTAGCAACGTTACCTGCCATTGTTGTGCCAGATGCTGATTCTGACAATAGTGATTTGCGAGTATTTTCTAAAATAACTTGCATTGTTGAGCGGCGATTACCTTTAAGACCTTCAAGTAGGGCTTCTTTAGTCTCATCCCAACGACCTTCTAATAGAACTTGTGACATTTTTATATTCTCCTAAATTTATGTCTTTTATTTAAATCCCCGCCAAACGTCTTAGGTCAATCACGTTATCACGTGGTTCAACTTCGACATGTTTTATGGCAGATTTATTACCAGTAACTTCTTTAACACCTTCTGAAAGCATAGACTTTTTAGTTTCTTTTCTTTCATTGATATTATTCAAAACTGCTGGTAGATACTTTTCGAATGCGGCCTGTAGACGAGGTGTCTGGACGCTTTCTAGTAAATCACGCATTATAGTTGCTTTTTCCTGATTTAGAGGTGATAGCAATTCATCTAAAGTTTTTTGACGACTTGTAGATTCTTTAATAATACGAACTTCACGTTCTTTTGACTCAATCAACTTTTTAGCGTTGGTGAGTGTTTTAATGGATTCAGCTAATTGTTCATCTTTTTGCATTAGTTGATTGTACAACTTACGTGTCTCAGCTTTTTCTTGTAGATAGGTTGTGCTGAATTCACTTGCGAAAGATTCAAAAATCTTACGACCAAAATCGTTTTCACGTGCGGTCTTAATATCTTCTTTCAATTGGCTCATTTCACCCTTTAGATGCTTGCTTACAGATTCGTTCATTCTCTTAGCACTTTCTGTGACGAATTTCGCCTTCAATGCTTCAAGTTGTTTACGACCTTCTGCAACTAACTTAACCTTTGCTTCAACTACTGCTTGTTTGTCTTGTGCGAATTCTTTAATTTCACGTGCAAGTGCATGAACGATAAACTGTTCTAGCTTTTGCTGACTTTCCATTTGTAGTTTACGCTCACTGCGTAGTTCTTTGATTTCTTCTGATAACTTAGTTACCATAAAATTATTGAACTTGGCTGCATTTTCATGTAGCTTGCGTTTTGCGTTAACACGGTCTTCGTTCATTGCTTGTCTTTCTAGTTGAAATTCTTCAATTTCTTCTGATAGACCATCTGTAACCATTTTATCTAGGGCTTCGACCATTACGTTTTTATCGTGTTCATAACGTTGTGCGAATTCTTCTCTTAACTCGGCACGTACTTGCTCTTTGGCTTCGTTCAATTTAGATTCCCATGCTTCGTTTATAGCGATGCTGGTTTCTTCGTTGATGATTCCATTTTCAAGTAATGGTTTGATAGCATCGAACATGCTTATTCCCCTTTATTGATTTTGAGATCCTTGATAAGACGAACCACTTCATCTTTCAGGTATCTCTGTACTTTTTTGTCACTCTGGGCGTCCTGTGCCATACCTAACATTTTATGTCCATGCTTCATGTTCATCATGCCTTCATAAATTGCTTTGGGATACGCATTTGGTGCGCTTGGTTGTGCGACAATATCGACAGTGACTATTTCAAAGTCACTAACATGGCCATTAGCATCATTAACGTTGCCGCTACCTCTGCTACTTACGCCTAGTTTAACACCACTCTCCAACATTGTAGACACTAACTGTCCCATTGGAGTTGGTAGAATCTTTAATTTGCCAAATCCATTTGCGCCATCCATCCACATAGAACTAATCATATGTGATACACGGTCTAAATTGATTTTCAAATCGTCTGGGTGATCTACTTCACCTAGTACTGAATACCCTTCAGTAATTTGTTTGTTCAAAGTTTCTACAGCAGTTTCAATTTCAGACACGGGGTATACACGCTCATTAGCGTTGCGTACCCCACCCTGAATGAAGATCCCTTTCATATAAAGAGACTTCAAACTACCTTCACCGGAACTTTCTACAACCATGCTAGCACGGTCAAAAGTTAGGTGTTCTTTAAGATACAAAGCCATTATCTTAGGTATTCTTACTTAACAATTTTCTTAACAGTCTTTTTAGACTCACCAACAATAGACGTTTTGTTTACACCGTTGTCACCGTGTGTTGGTTTTGGAGCGGCTTCACCTTTTTCAGCAAAGTTGTTTTTGCCTGGAGCATTTTTAAATGATCCTGCACCCTTAACATCTTTAGTAGCTGGGTTCAATAGTCCACCTTGTGTGCCGCCCTTAGTGCTTTCACCTGAGAAGTTAACAGCTTTTGCACCGTTACCTGGAACTTTTGGTCCACTACTTACTGTACTTCTAATTTGTGCCCCATTGTCGCCGTGAACTGGGTTTTTAACAGCGATTAGATTTGTGGATTCCATCATAGGATCTTCATCATCAGAGCCTTCGTCATCTCCACCAAATGGATTGCCTTCTTCAGAGCCTTCTTCGTCACCACCAAACTCATGGTCTTCGCCTTCTTCACCGGCCATTAGTTCTTCAAACTCGGCCATTAGTTCGTCTAGTTTATCTTCTAGTTCAACTACGCGGTCTTCTAAATCACCTTCTGGAGCTTCGCCGTCATCTTCTGCATCAACATCAATATCAGCAAACTCATCTTCTTCTTCCGTCATGCCTCGTTCTTCAAGATCGATTTCGTCTAGCAATCCGCCAACTTCATCCATGCGATCATCCATGTGACCTTCCATGCCTTCGTCAACTGGTTCTTTGTCTTTTTTATCTTTTTTATCTTCATCTGAATCATCTTCAGATTCTTCTAATTCTTCGGCTTCCATCATTGTTTCATAGATTTCGCGGCTTTTTTCAACTACGATATCATGGAACAATGCTTTAGCTTGTTCTTCGTTCTCATTGATAATCAAATCAATAAGTTGTTCAAATTTTCTATTATCCATTGTTGGTCTCCTATAGATTAATGGCTTGTTATATACTTAGTGCATATCAAAAAAAATAGCACAATAAAGTGCTATTTTTTGCGTTTTTAGTACTTGTGTGTGATACTATTACATTGCCGGAGCACCTTCTGCTGGTGCCGGTTGATATTGTTTACGAATTTTCTTTAAATTTTGAGATTGTTCATAGTTACGTACATCATTCATTTTGCGTAATTTACGAATTTGACGTAGTGTTAATTTGCTTTTACGAGTTTGTTTCCACTTAGGTTTGCTGTCGTCTTTCTCAACATCCTGATACCCTTGCACGGGTGCGTCAAACATTTCCATTAATCTCATGTTAATATTTATCTTTTTATACTGGCGGGGGAGGTGCTGCGGCGTTACCTAAACCTGCAGGAGCGGCTACTGCCGGTCCACCAGCCATATTGTCTACTGGCATTTCTTGATTTTCATCTGGAATCTCATCCATAACATCTGTATCAGCTTCTAAGTCACCTGTACTAATACCGATACTACGTAGATCACTACCTTTAGCTTCGTTATCTTCAGGAGCTTCACGTTCTTCAAACCATAGACGTTGATTTTCTTCAATTTCTTCCTCAGTCAGTCCCAAGAATCGTGTCATAGCAAATCGTTTACTAATATAAGGGAATGCTTCCATTGTTTGAAACACTGTTACACGTGTTGTGTCTAACTCACTTTGACGATAAGCGGCAAAGTTTTGCGGAGCATTAAACTTGATATCAAATAGACCTGAGTCAATGTTGAATCCTCTCCAACGCATGAATAATTTGAATTCATCATTTAACTTTTGACTGATGTACTTTTGTAGTCGTTCACAGTATTGATTGAAACGAAACTCTTGTATCATAGCAGTTCCAACTCTACCATCTGCTAATGGAGTAGGACTATCTTCTGGACCTTGTGGTAAATATGAACTTGGAACCCGCAAACCACGTGCTAATCTGTTATTGAAGTAACGCAAGTCATCAATTTGACCTAAGTTATCACCACCGGGCAATGTAGTGACATCACTACCACGACCGTCTGCGGTGACTGGGAAAAAGTAATCTTCATTCATAGATAACGGATTATATGTTGCATCCATTATACTGGAACCACCGTGTACACTAGGAATACGTCTTTGATGAATTTCATTTTTAATACGGTCAACAAATGCCATAGCCATGTGACTTGGCATGTTACCAACGTCAATCTTAAACACTCTACGCTCTGGTGCACGTTGCACACGATAGATAAGAATAGCATCCTCAAGCAATTCTTTTTGCTTGTATACTTTAAAAATGTTTTCTAAGATACTTTGTCCAAAAGGCCAATAACGGTCTAGACCCTCTGTTAAACTCAAATGAACTACGTGTTTAGCATCAATGGCTGCTTCATTCATACCCAATGTAAAACGACTACCACTATTACCGCTACCACCGTTTGGTACGCTGTAGTTTGAAGTACCTTGATATCCACCAGGACCTTGTGGTGTCATAAAGTCTGTTGTAGTCTTTTCAGCGATGCTTAGATTTTGTAAATTAACATTAATGTCTTTGATAACATACTGTTCTGGTGCCTTACCTTCACTTTCGTTAACAATTACTTTAGTTACTTTGGTCATATCAACCCAGTATAACTTAAAGTTTTCTGGGTCACGAACAAAAACCTGATCCCCGTATTTGATAGTATTACGGAATATTTTAAATGTTCTTGTATCAAACTCATTGAGTTTACACCATTGTTGTAATTGCTTTTTAATCAATTCAACTTCATGTGGAGTTGGATCTTCTGAGAATTCTATCTCAAAAGGTGTGTTATTCTGTTCGTTTTTCTGTGTGCTGAACTCAGCAATAATATCTAAACATGCATTGATTTCAGCATCTACATCCATCATTTCATATTGATTATATCGTTCTACACGATTTGGATGACCAGTATATACTTCTGGTAAACGACTTTGATAGTTCTTATAACCAAAGTCTGTATTATTGTAGCCACCTGATGGTCCTACTTGGCTATTCCATGCACCACGATTGCTGTTTGCACCTGAGATAGGACTGACTGAACCGGTTAAATTTGGGGCTTGAAAACGCTTTTTATATGACATAGTTATATATTTATCATTAAGCCCGTGTGTAGGTTAATAATTCGTCGGTTATATTATTAGATTTGTCTTGTAGTGATATCAATGTATCAAATTTGTTAATCATACGACTAACCAAATCTTCCAATTGACTAGAGTCACCACTAGCTAAAGCTGAAGTTTGATTAGGTTTGTTATATTCTGACAAACCCATTTTGTCCATTAACTCTTGTTTATATTTTTCAACACTTGACTTCTCTACATCTTGTAGTAGTCCTTGTAGCTTTTGTTCCGGCCATGCACTTTCATTTTTACCGTGTAACATTACAGGGTATCCTGAAGATGGACCGTTAAATAAACCACCCTCTCTAGCCACTTCTAAGTGAAAATGCCCACCTGTAGTGCTATCACCTTTGTCAGTAAAGAATTCATCTCTAACTACATTAGCGCCCAAGTCTTTTAATCTTTCTTTTATTAACGCCGCTTCATCAGCACTTTTTGGAACTTGACTTTGACCGGGTACAAAATCTAGTGCTTTTCCAACAGTATGTTTACTATTTGGTCTATTATTTTTATGGAATGCATCATTCAATGCAGTAAATGTTGCACCTGGAAATTCTTTTTGTACCATTTCAGCTAATGCAAGTAGTTTAGGATCTGCTTGTCCTCCTGCAGTATTTTCAGATTTATTTTTAAAATTAAGTTTGTTTAATATTTCAGATGAATCTACTGAAGCCGCACGTGCGGCTATGTTTGCTTGTGCTCCCGAACGTTGTTCAAATTTTTCTTGTGATACTTGATTACCTTTAGCATCAGTTGTAAAAGCTGTTCCCTTTGACGCACCAACATTTTGTTGTCTTGCTTCATCCAATGTAGCATTACCTGCGGTTCCTTCGGCTTGAAAAGTTTTTAATCTTTTCTCAGCTTCTTGCATTTTTCTTTCGTCATTTGCAATTTTTTCTCTTAAGTCTTGTAATTTACTTTCTCTACTTAATTGCAATTTCTTAAGATCGATAGTACCATCTTCTTTTTTAATTTGTTTTTGTATTGCTTCTAATTTTTTGACTTCTTCTTCATACAATGCAGCCGCTTGCTGATTACCAACCTCTTCTCCGGTATCTGCATTTCTATAGTAAAAGTTTTCTGCCGCACCTTTTTTAGCGGCATCTATTTTTTGTTGTAAAAGTTTACCAGACGAATCTTTTTCAAGTTCTGCATATAATTTTTTAGTATCTGCGGCTTCTTTTTCGGCTAATATTTTATCATTTTTAGCCGCAGACAAATCATTTTTAAAATCGTCTTGGTCTTTAAACATGTCAGCAAAGTTAGTTTTCTTACCAAATACTTTATCATTTACCCAATCAACTAGCTGTGCTAAAGTTTTAGCAAACTTGAACATAATGTCATTTAACTTTTGAAACATACCAACAGTTACGTTACCTATTTCCCATATAGCTTTATCAGCCGCTATACGCATAACTCTTTGTTTTTGTTCAATTTCAACGTTTTCTTGCAGTCTATCACCGGCTATCTTTGTCTTATCACCTAATGTTTTGTTTACATCTTCGTACTTCTTGTTAGCATTAGCATATGCTCCGGTAACCAATCCCATAGAACCTGTCATATCTTTCAGGCCATCGCCTGAAATTTTATAAGCTGGGCCAAGCGCATCCATATTTCTCGATACTGCTTGACTTACACCAACAACCATTTGACCTGATGTAATTTGACCATCAATAACAGCTTGCAGTTGTTTATACCCCTGACCTAATGTTGCTCTTTCGCTACGTGCGCTAGCTTCACCAACAATTGCACCCTTATTAGCAACTTGTTCCATCAAATCAGCGGCAGCTTCTGAACCGAAAGTTTGAGAGAACGCAGCCATACCCATTCTTGCTCTTTCGGCAGCTTCGTGTCCTTGAGTAGCTTCAATCTCACGTAATGTCATTGCCCAACGTGCATCTTTCTGCTGTTGGTCTAGTATCTTTTGTGCTTCGTCACGACTCATACCTGTAACTTCTTGTAACTCACGTAGAGTTTTCATGTAGTTTACAGATTCACCTCTTAGTTGTTCTGTAGATTTACCCTGTGTTAATCCTAACCTTGACTGTCTTGCAATATAATCGGCAGTTGCTTCACGCATCGTGTCAGTACTGTACCCTAAACGATTTAATTGCATTTCGGTTTTGCTACCGACACCAATCATTCCCTCAAATACTTTGATAAACTTATCTTTACCAGCAGTAACACTACCACCAAAAGCCGCAAGGTCTGGTGTTACTTTTCCAATCATCTGACCAAACTTTTCAGCTTCCCCAGATGTTAATCCTACTCTATGTAAATCAGTATTAAGTTTTTCTAAACTACCACTAACAGAACCTGTTTCAGCCAGATCCCTGTATGCTTTCATCATTACATCATTTTGCTTTAAGCTAGCTCCTGCTAACTGGCCAAATAATTTTATGACTGTACCAACTACTAATCCCAAAGGCCCAAATGACGCAAGCATTGTTTGAGCCGCTGTACCTGCAGCGTCGGCAGCGCCTGAAACTGCTCCTGAAAACTTTCCTAGACCCTGTTGCCCACTAAGTGGATCCATTGCTTTAGTTAAACTAACAACTGAATTACCTAACTGCTGTGCAGCCTGCTTCATTCCGTTCTTTAACTCATCACCTGCCTCACGCTGTGCATCGGCAAAGGGACCGAATCCTTGACGGGTAGTGTCAACTTGGGACGCTAATCTTGCTAGCGATTGAGCAAACTGTTCCATTTGCTCTTGTGTCATTGAATTATTTGCAGCCATAATTTTATGTTATAAATACTTTCGGTACTAATTGTATTTAGTATTCATAATCTTACCATTTTTTTAGGAACCCAAATGACTCAAGATAATCCATTACGACAATTCTTTCGCCGCCCAGCATTATATTTGAAACTACCAAGCGGGGGTGTAGGATATAGTGAAGGTGCTATTGAATTCCCTGAAAGCGGAGAATTACCAATATATCCAATGTCTGCTATTGATGAGATAACAAGCAGAACTCCTGATGCACTTTTCAATGGGGTAGCAGTAACAGAAATCATCAAAAGTTGTGTTCCATCAATCAAAAGACCCTGGGAATTACTGAACATTGATTTAGATCCAATATTAGTTGCTATTAAAATTGCTACTAATGGTCAATTAATGGAGATTGATTCTACTTGTCCAGAATGTAAGGAAGAAAGTAAGTTTGATGTTAATCTGTCAGGATTGTTGGGAACTTTTACACCTGGTGACTATAACACTCCAGTGACAATAGGTGAGTTAAAAATTAAATTTAGACCCTTGACGTATAAAGAAGTTAGTAAAGCAAATGAAAAGCAATTTGAGATTCAACGTACTCTATTGGACATAGACAGAATTGAAGATGTTGATTTAAAGAATTCAAAAACAAGTCAATTAATAGCAAGCATTAATGACCTCACTACTGAATTGTTGATAGAAACAATTGAGTATATCAAAACCCCAGAAGCAACAGTTTTTGATAAAGAATTTATAAATGAATTCCTACAACAATGTGATAAAAATACTCATAACTTTATCAAAGAAAAGAACATTGAATTGCGTAAAACAACAGAACTAAAACCTTTAGACATTACATGTAGTCATTGCAGTCACACACATCAACAATCACTAAACATCAATATATCTGATTTTTTCGACTAAGGCTTCTTCTCCTTGGTTCCGAGGGGATTAAGCGAATGATAGATGGTATGGAACAAGAGTGCTCTGATATAAGAAAAGGAGCACTTAAAATGTCATGGTATATGAGGGGAGGAGCATCCTATGAAGATATCCTTAATATGAGCAATGACGAAAGAAATGCCATAACCGCTATTATTGAAAGTAACTTAGAAACTACAAAGAATACGAAATTGCCATTCTTTTAATTGGAACGGTTCATTTATCAAGTTGTTGTTTCTTTGGGGAGAAGAACTTACGTTCTTCTAAGAACTCGTTATCACTCGTTCTTATCTTTACGGTAATCTATTCTTAAGTATTGTTTTTATCTAATAACTCATCGGATATATCATGCCGATTAGAAGCCATGGTAGTGCTATTTAAGCACTACCAATGGTGACATGCCATGACCGTCATCCTTGCCATTTTTACCCGAACAATCAACGTCTTTATGTTATTGTTCGCCACCGGTTGCCCTGTAGGGTTTGTTGGTCTGTAGTTGAATTACGCACTCTAGTGTTTCATTCTGCAACGCATGTTCTATAGCATCAAAATGGAGTAGCTATAGACTCATTGAAGGTTCGCTTTGACGAGAGCCTTCTCGGTGTTCCATGTTATTGCTAACATGCATACTCCAGAATCTGACGGCACAGCACAATCTGTACAATCTCAAGGAGGACTGACAACTCAGCCGACTAATTGTTTATGAAATTCGTTTATATTTGTATTAAGAGTTGACGTGGTGTCGATTGTTGTGCTTGAATATGTTTTTACTAATTCTGCATTGTTTTGAAAAAAGCTAGAATGTTCCATGATGACCCAATCACCGTGTGTTGGGCTACTATAGAAAATGCAGTTATCTGCCTTCCATGTTAGTTTCCCTTGTACAGCGACATATTGACCTTTACGATTAAATTTCATAAACAGAATATTTAAATCGTCAGTTTCTTCTACATCAAGTAGCTGTTCTAGCCACGAATCAAGTTGTTTGCATTCACCTGTAAGTAACAGATGCCAAGGAAAGTCTGCATAGAACTTACACTCTGCATTCATTTTGCTGAAACTCTGTCCCGGAACAATGTCGCCCTTAAAAGAACGAATCTGTCCCTCATGTAAGAATTGAGTTCTGGCTTGATTCTTGCCACCCACATAAGCGCCAGATCCAGGAGCACGGATGAAACTTTCTCCGTATAACTCTGATAGAAATTTTGCAACTTCTCTTTCGTATCCTGAACCTTTGTTTTTCTGTGGACTTGGCATAGTACTACTTATCTGTAATTTCTCACTATGAATTATTCTATATCAACTGCTGTGTTGTATGTAGTAAAACCATTTTCTTTTACTACTTTTAATACGCTAGGAACTCGTCCGGCTAATTCTTCACGGTGAGATACTAACCAAATTGACTTTTGTCTCTTACGTGACATGTCTTTGAGAATAGCAATAGCGTTTTCAACACCCATTGTGTCTAGCCCACTATCAATCAATTCGTCAATGAATAATGTATTGATCGGTGCATATAAGTTCTCCCATACATCACGGAAAGCAAAACTCAAGCCAAGAATCAATCTGTTACGTTCACCTCGGCTCAAATTGTCAAAATCAAGTTCACGACCCAACTCTGTAATCTCAACGTTCAAGTCATTCTGAAAGATAACTTGATGCGGTAAACCAATCTTATCTAAGTAATGCGTCAACCGACTATTCAAGTATGACAGATTTTGGTCAATGATTTTCTTACGAACAAAACTATCTTTGCTAGTTAGAATGTCTAATAGAAACTTTTGATGTTCCATAGTCTTTGTTAATTTATTAATTGCTTCAAAGTCAATTGCTTGTAACGCATTACTCTCCATCTCAACTACTTGTTCAGCATATGGATCACTCTCAACTGCTTTGTTTTCAATTTGTTGCAATAACCCTGATACCTTACTACGATGTTCAATTGCTTGTACTTCTGTATCATAATGTGTAACTGGCATAGGACCCACTTCAACTACTGTAAGTTCTGCTAGTTGTTCACTATATGGATCAACTTCTTTTTCTTTTTCAAGTATCTTTGTACGAATGTTTTCTGCATCACTGCCATGACGAATTGCTTCTGCTTCTGTCTTATAATGTGTTTTGGGCTTATCACCTAATACAATAATTTTGTCAGTTTGTTCTTTTAACTGTCTTTCCAATGTGTTAGCATGAACAGTTGATTCAATCAACATCTGTTCTTTATCAGCTAATACTGTAGAATGTTGTTCATCATGGAACTCTTGACCACAAGCATAACATGTGTGTTCATGTAACGTAGCAACCTCAGTGGTTAGTTTAGCTACTAACTTTCTCTCTTTGTCTAAATCTTTTGTTAATCTAGCAACTTCTTTGTCTCGGTCAGTAAGTTCTTTTAATTTGATATTGTATTCGGTTAATGATCTATGTGCTAGAATTTCTTCAACGATATCAATATGACTCATCTTGATACCACTTGTTTCTAGGTCAAGAATATCTTTGTCTTGCTTTTGTTGCCAAGCGGTTTGTCTAGCTAACAGTCCGTTGTATGTATCTTGTTGTTTCTTTTTGACATTGTAAATGGCTAAGTCTTTGTGTGCCAACAACTCAACATCAATATCAATCTTTCCAAGTTCATCATACTGTGCAACCAGATATGCTAGGTCACTTTCATGTTTCTTTTGCCAAAGCCCCTGTCTGCGTTTTAAACTTTCAATTTGTTCTTTTACTCGCTTATTGGCTTCTTCAACGGCTTTGACTTTGAATTCTTCTTGTTGAATACTATCTTTAGTATCCTTCAACATTACTTTGATTGTCTCTGCTTTTTCAGATAACAATGTAATACCCAATAACTGTTCGATAATTTCACGTTGTTCGTTTGCTTTAAGTGCTAAGAACGGTTCTGAGTATGTATTCAATGCTACGATATGGCGGAACATGCTACTAGACATACACAGAACTTTTTCAATTGCTATCTGTGTTTCTTTGTTCTCACCCTGTGCATCGTCTGTGCCTTTTTGTAAATCACTGTTTACATAAAATCTCAATAGATTTGGCTTACGACCACGCTCAATCTTATAGTCAATGCCGTTAACACTAAACTCAAGTGTAACTAACATACCCTTTCCATTTGTACGATTAACTAAATTATCTTTTCTAATTGAGTTAATGGGTACACCAAACAATGCATAGCTCAGACCTTGAATAAGACTAGTCTTACCTGTACCATTACGAGCACCATCGCCACCTAAATCTAAGTTCTCACCTAGAATAAGCGTTAAATCTTGTCGGTTAAAGTCAACTGCTTGTGTTACTTGTCCTATTGATAGGAAATTACGCAGGGTGATATTTTTAAGTACAATCATAGGTATAACATCTCATGTAATTCTGGGTCAAATCTAGCACTTATAATTGCTCTAGGTCTTTTGTGTGTACTTTCGGGTCTATGTGGAATACTAGTGTTAATCCAAGCAGGATTGCTCATATCCCATCTACCTATCTCGGTTGCAATTGTATTAGATTTTTGAATACGTGCAACACTTCTAAAATCATTTTCATCATACATAGGTTCTTCTATCTCAGCATTGTACCATACTGTACTTGTACCGTCACAGTTTATAATTGGTAAGTTTAATCCATAACATCTTTTTTCCCAATCAGTACTATCAACATGTATGTTGAAATCAAGACCTAGATTAGTTGTGATAATTGCACACCATCCCCATCTTTCAATCATCCCAAACTTTCTAATAAATTCTGTATATAATGGTGCAAATGGTTCTATTTCATCTCGCATAATATGAAGAAATTGTGGAAGAGACGTAGAAAAGTTAGGTATCTTTTTATAAATAATTGGAATAATTTCTTTTTGTATTTCTTTTAAATTCTCAACTTCTATGGGCTTATATAACCACTTTGGATTAGTTTCGTACTGCATCATAAGTTGTTGTAAATCTCTAACAAAATTCGTTTATCAAATGTGTTTGACTCAATACTGTTAATTTGGTCAATGACAATCTGGTCTACACTTTCAAACTTCAAGCCACCATTAGCTTGTTGTTCTACTTGTTCGACCTTCATAGGTATCAATGCCATTTCACGTAGTTTATATTCTGGTATCATAGTTTCACGAATAAAGTTTGCTTCTTCATAGCTAATGTCAATGTCAAGATGTACTCTAACATGACTGTCAGGTAATAGCAATCCTTTAGGATTTTCTAGTATGTCACTGAGTTTATAAACTCTATACATAGGTTGTCCAGGCCAACTACGAAACTCTGGATCTTTGCCCCATTCCAATATCATCATACCACGTGCATCATCACCTGCGTCTGCGTAGTTATGTGGGAAAGCATTTCCAGTATACCAAACATTTTTCTTTGCTTGTCGTTTGTGAAAGTGACCACTGAACACGGTATCAAATCCTGTCATATGGTCAGCACTAATCTCACCGTGATCGGGCATAGCCACCATGGCATTCATGTAGAAGTTTGGTAGTTCAAAATGACCAAACATATATTTGCCACTTAATTTTTGAATCTTTTTATAATCATCTTGTACAAGCCAGGGTGCAATAACTACGTCACCTTGATTGAACCAATCATTGACAATAGTGACGTTGGGTAAATGTCTAGCCCACTCTACACTATGAATATCTCGCTTGTCTCTGTAATAAAGGTCATGATTGCCGGGTATGAAATATACCTGGTCAAATGCTTTGTTGAGTTTTTCTAATGCTTGCAACCCAAACTGTAATGTATGAATGTTAATGCTTGCACGATGATGATTATAATCGCCCAAGAAAAAACAAGTCTCACAGTTTTCTTTCTTTGCCTCAGCAATGAACCAATCTACAAAATTGGAACAGTCTTGATTGTGTTGTAAGCTGTTACTTTTGAGACCGAAATGAATATCGGTAAAGGTCGCGGCTTTCTTAAAAAGGTTAGTCATCTGTTGATTATATAGAAGTTAGTGTTGCAAAGCAACACCAACGGTTAAATTATTCTTCGTACATTGTGGAACTAGAACTTTGTCTAGACCACGATGGATTCAGACCATTGATTTCTAAAATGTCATCCCGTATGTTTTGATTGCGCTTTTCTGTGTTCAGTACACGGCAAAAACTATTAGTAATAGCGGCTGTGTAGTAAGCGAATGGGTTTGCACTTTTGGCTTCATTGAATCTTAGTCCAACATATGTAAGTTGAAGAATGGCTGAGTTACGCATTTCATCATTGTATGTATAACCACGCCAATTGAACTTCATAGCGTATTTTTCACACATCATAATGTACATGCGGGCGAGTTTATTTGTAATGTTACCTTGATCTTTACCAAACTCACCATTCACTAAATCACCTTTCCAATGACTTTTTCCGATACATTTGAAAGTATTTGTCTTATCAACACGGAAGTGCTGGAAGGGAGGGAAGTTAACTTTAACATGTACCATATCGTCAATTTCTGCTTTGGTAACAATATCTTCTAGTTCAGCAAACAACTCATCAGTTTCGTCCTCAAACTCAAAGATATCTTTGGCTGATTTCTTTTTGTCTGATTTTCTGGGTTGCTTGGGTGCAACTGGAACATGATCCCAAGTCATCACACGAAATACTAAATCAGTGATCGGAATACTTGTTGGATCGGTAGTTCCTTTCCCTAGTTCTTGTTCTAAGTCAATTCGTATTGCCCTAGTTTCTCGGGCTAGTTGAATATTCTCTGGTTTTAACGCATACTCTAAACTTTTTTCAATAGACTCTGTGGGCATGTCTACGATGAAGTCGTATCTATGATCCTCGGGGGCTAGAAATGAACAGTATGAGTTTTTACTTGAATGAATCTCTTTTAAAATATCCTTATTATTAAGATAGTTTACAGGTTTTTTGACAGCTATAGACATAAATCTCCGTTGTTATGATGTACTTATTGTAACACATTAGTTGCAGAAATGCAACAGTTTGAGAGTGGAAAAGGTAAAAATACCACTTTTTGATAGCGATAAATATATTTAGTAAAGGTACATATATGGCTACAGGTTCACCAACAGCAACAAATCCATACGCAGGAGCAGGTGCAGCCGCACCTGAACAACCAGTAGTAGAGCAGACAACTACAAGCACAAATCTAACAAAAAATCCATACGCAGGAGCAGGTGCGGCTGCACCAACACAACCAGCAATAGATGAAACAGCTACTACCTCTGCAAATGCAAATCTAACAAAAAATCCATACGCTGGAGCGGGTGCAGCCGCAACTGCACCTACTTCTACTGAAGCCTTATTAACGCCGGCGGAATCTATTGCCAAAGCACAGAAACAACCTGAAGCAGTTGATCCCGCTGTTGCCGCCGCAAACTTTAATTCTGCAACTAATCAAGGTATACTTAGCGCAATTGCACCAGCAAGCCAAAATGAAAGTGCGGCTGAGTCAGCTAGATTAGCGAGAGCAGGTAATACAGGTGTAACGGCACCACCATCTACGGTAAATTTACCACCTGAAATTAAATTTAGTAAAGCCGAAGATTGGAGAGTAAGATTAACATTAGCACCTGGATCAAAATACTTTTATAATGCTGAAAAGCCTGGTATTTTAGAACCACTGATTGCAACAAATGGTGTTATATTTCCCTACTCACCTACTATTCAAATGGGGTATAAAGCTAATTATGAGACAACTGAAGTAACACATAGTAATTATAAACTACATTTTTATAAAAATAGCAGTGTAGAAGATATTACTATCACAGCAGAATTTACTGCTCAGGATACCGTAGAGGCAAATTATTTATTAGCCGTGATGCATTTCTTTAAGACTGCTACAAAAATGTTTTATGGTCAAGATGTTGAACCTAAACCCGGAACTCCCCCGCCGTTGTTATATTTAAGTGGATTTGGAGCATATCAATACGACAATCATCCATTGGTGTTAACTAGCTTTTCGTACACATTACCTAATGATGTTGATTATATCAGGGCAGGTGTATCGGAGACATGGGCAGGATCATCAATTTCTACGTTATCAGGAAGTACAGATGGTAAAGCACCAACTAATCCTGTAACAGGATTTATCAATAGGATTTTCAGAATTAAAGGTAATGGCTTGCAACCCGGAGGACAAAAACCTGCACCAACATTTAATAAAACATTGTCTAACAACCAAGCAACATATATACCATCTAAGTTACAAATTTCACTAACATTACACCCAATGGTTACACGTAGAGATATTAGTCAAAACTTTAGCTTACAAAAATATGCAACTGGTGAGTTGTTACAAGGTTCAACCCGTCAAGGTGGAGGTATCTGGTAATGAATTATCCGCAAACAAGTCCATACTACTTAACTAGAACATATAATAATGAATTTTTAGATGTAATGATGAATAGACCAATTCCAATGAATCCGGACGATTCATACTGGGAAATTACACAAACATATAATATGCGTCCTGATTTATTAGCGTATGACTTATATGAAGATAGTAAATTGTGGTGGGTATTTGCTCAAAGAAATCCTAACAGATTAAGAGATCCTGTATTTGATTTTGTTGTTGGAACTGGAATTTACATCCCTCAGTTTACAGTATTAAAAGAAGTGTTGGGATTATAAGATGGCTGTCTCATACGACCAATATACACAAGCACAAGCTGATGTAAATCTCTTGCAGGGTAGAGTAACAGGGTACCAAATTAAAGTTTTAGAAATTCAAAGAGACATACAAACACTACAGGCTGATTTAGCAAGTCCCAATCCAAAATATACTGAAAAAACTTTAGCAAACGCACAAAAAGCATTGGCAACTGCTCAGGGTAATTTAGATACAGCTAACAGTGAATTATCCACCGCACAAGCAATTGTCAATGATTATTGGAATGGAACAAATAAAGCAGCCGAAGAAAAAGAAAAAACAGAGGCTGCAAAAAACACTCCACCTCCTCCTGCAAATTCCGCAGAACCCACAAAAGCATCACCTACGATTGCAGACAGTGACAAACTAGGCGACAGTAAACCGGCTCCTGCAACCAAAACTACAACAACAAGTGAAGCACCTAATTCAGGTACAACAATAGCCGGTAAGGCAGGGAGTAATGAAAAATCAAGTAATACTGCTAAACTTGGACTAAGAGATTATAACCCCCTTTCAAAATTTAGCAGTTATACTTATAATATTAGTTTATACGTTCTTGAACCTGATGCTTATAATAGATATATGGATGGAGATAGAAGTGCAATTAAGGATTTTAAATTACTAGTAAGAAGTGGTGGATCTAACCAAACTACTAATACTAGAGCAAAAGGATTTGAGTTAGACTTGTATATTGATGATTTACAAATTAAATCACAGATAACAGCTAAGGCATTAGGGTCACCAACAACTTCTAATAAAGAGTATAAATTCAAGATATATGAACCATATGGATTTAGTTTTACTCATAAATTAGCAACTGCATTAAACGATCCAGGGCTTGACATAACTAAAACTAAAGGTATATTTTTTCTATTAATTAAGTTTTATGGTTATGATGCAAACGGTCAAATAATTTACGGAAAAGATATACCGGGTACATCTAACAATAACTCTGATCCGCAATCTATATTTGAAAGAGGATTTGCAATAGCATTCAAAAGTTTGAATTTTAAATTAGAAAATAAATTAGTAGTATATGATATAGTTGCACAAGACCAAGTAGTAAATGTTGGCTTGGGCGTAGCTAAAGCAACAATAGCAGGCAATAAAGAGATTGCCGGAACAACAGTTGAAGAAATATTATTAGGTAATGCGGCAAATAAATCAGATAAAGGATTAGTTGATATATTGAACAACGATCAAGAAGCACAACGGACAGAAAAAAATCCAAAAATTGAAGTAAAAAATGAGTATAAAATTATTATCAACAGCGATGAAATAAAAAAATCATTGATGATTCCCGGAGACTCAGTTAATAAAGAAAAGACTCCTTTTATCCCAATAACTTCAACTGACAACGTAAATGAACGTACTGCATTCAGAAATAAATTAGGCTCTATACAGAAAAAAATCAGAACGCTTGGTATTACCAGTGGTCAACATATACTTAAAGTAATAGATTTGGCTATATCACAAAGTACTTATATCAAAGATGCATTAACCTCAATAGACAAAGAACAAGAATCTCCGGCAATCGAAAGAGGAGATGATACTAATATCCCTAATCCAAATCCAAAAAATATAAGTTGGTATAATGTGGTTCCCTTTGTCAAAGTTCTAGCCACAGGATCAGGACCAAATGGTAAAGATGCTATAACAAAAAACTTTGCTCACAGTATTACATACATAATTAACAAATATGAGATCCCTTATATTAGGTCAGTATATGCGAGCAAGTCAATTCGTTACTATGGTCCTCATAAAAGATATAAGTATTGGTATACAGGTCAAAATTCTGAAATATTAAGTTATGAAGTCACGTTCAATCATTTATATCAAAATGATGTTGCAAAAACTAGTGATGGTAAAATTGATAATAGTAACTCACAAGATACTAGCAGTGCTATTAAATCAGGTATTAATGCAGACACAACAGGAACTATGGCTGGTTCAAGTGATATCCCTGCTACAATTAAATCATGGCTATATTCAAGTGGTGATTTACAGAAATTTCAATTAAAAATTTTAGGTGACCCGGATTATCTAATACCAACTTATTCAATACAAGATATTGAAACAGCAAGAAATTTTTATGGTCCCGACTTCACAATAGATCCCAGTCAAGGTCAAGTTTTTATTGAAATTGATTTTAATCAAGTAGAAGATTATGATAATGCAACAGGATTATTAAAACCTAATCACGATATATTTTTTGCAAATTACCCTAGTGATTTAAACATAAAGGGAATAGTGTATTATATAACTGAAGTCACTAGTATCTTTAGTAAAGGTAAATTTGAACAAACTATTACTGGAGCTCTTCCTGAATTCGCTACTATTGGTGATAGCAATAAAAGAGGAAAGGACGGGAGCCAAGACAGCAATCAATCCGATGCAGAAACCAATAGATTGTTAAGACAGGGTAATACAACTAAAAATAATTCTAATGGACAGATAACGGATTCTCTTGCTAATGCATCTAGGAAAAATGCAGCCGCATATAGAGCATCAAAAGTTAATCCAAATACAACAGCAGCCAATGGTGGTGGAAAAACAATAACAACAGAAGGGTCGCAGTCAGTTCCGGCAGTAGCACCTAAAATCAATCCAGTAACACATATAGCAGATGATGACGGTAGTACCCCAATGGAAAAGGCAGCAAAAGCAAAGCCGGGAATTAGCTTAACTGAACAATATAGATTACTTAATCGTAGATAAACAATACATCAAATACATAAAAGACATTTTAAATTATGAGTGAAAATATAGTAAAACCATCAAGTACTACCAAAGAATATAAGGATGATAGAGGGGGCGCGGTTTTAATTCCTAGTGCAGTTATTGGTATTGTAAAACATAACATTGATGACAAGCGTTCAGGTATGATAAAAGTATATCTAAAACGATTAAATGCAGGTGACGAAAATAATCCTGACAACTGGACACATGCAAGATATCTTAGTCCATTCTTTGGCACTACACCAAATACAAGTAGTCCGTCTGACATTGGTAGTTTTAAAGGCAATCCGCATAGTTATGGAATGTGGTTTACTCCCCCGGATCTACAAACAGAGGTTGTTTGTATTTGTTTGAATGGTGATATCAATAGTACGTATTATATTGGAAGTATTCCTAAAATAGGATTGATGCACATGGTTCCTGCAATAGGATCAAGTGATAATATTATTCCTAATACCGCTGAAGCAGCTAGTTACGGTGGTGCAACCAGAGTACCAGTTGGTGAGATTAATAATGTAAATAAAGCACAAGATAACAACTCAGTACTTATTGACCAACCAAGACCTATACATAGTTATCAAGCGGCAATATTAAATAAGCAAGGATTAATTCGTGATCCTGATAGAGGAACTATTAGTAGTAGCAGTAGTCGTGAAAGTCCAAGTAAAGTATTTGGTATAAGCACTCCCGGTAGAGCTATATATGAAGGTGGCTATGGTGGTAAAGGACAAAAAACTATAAGTGAAGCAGTAAAGGATCCTGCTATACCGGATAAAAACTTCAAGGTTGTTGGTCGCTTAGGTGGACACTCGATTGTTATGGATGACGGAGATTTGCAAGGCAAAGACCAGTTATTCAGATTACGAACTGCTCAGGGTCATATGATTATGATGAATGATACTATACAATCATTGTTTATCATTCATGCTAATGGACAAAGCTATATTGAGTTAGGCAAAGAGGGTACAATCGATATGTACTCTACTAATAGTGTTAATATTAGAACTCAGGGAGATTTGAATCTACATGCTGACAATAATATTAATATCAACGCTAAAAAAGATTTAAACATCTCTGCTGAAAATATTAGAATGGAAAGTTTCAATGAAACTACACAGTTTTCAGGAACTACCTTTACACAACAAACTAAAGGTAATCATACTGTAAAAGTTGAAGGTGGCATGAGTTTTGCAAGTAAAGGTGATAGTAGTATTAAAAGTGGCGGCACTAATTATCTTAACGGTGGACCAAATATTAAACTGAATACTGGTTCTAGTTCACTAGTACCCGGTGATGTTAAAGCTATACCAAAAATTGCACATACCGATACATTGTTTGATGATAATAAGGGATATGCGGCTGCACCTGCAACACTTTCTAGTATAACCAGTCGAGCACCGGCACATAGCCCTTGGGCAAGTGCTAACCGAGGGGTAAATGTAAAAACTACAGCAAGTGCTTCTGCTAATTTACCAACAGCCCCGAGTCCTGTAGTACAGGCAGCAAACAATGCAGCCAGTCCAGAACCAAAAGCCTCAACTAACCCATCAGTAGCCTCTACAGTTCCGTCAACAAAAAATAATAATGCAATTGATAATAATTCAAAAGCGGCTATTATTTCACAAGCGGCAGTTAATGCATCTACTGGTCCTGCAAAAGATGCAGTTGCTGCCGGAGCCGCAGTTACTACAGATAATGGTACTAAAACACTTGCTGTGGGTCCAACGGGATTAACTCCGAAACAAATGGAAAATAATGGTACAATTAAACCCGGAACCGCAGATGTTGTTGCCGCCGCTATAGCTGCCGGAAAATCAATTCCCGAGGCATTACCTAAGAATTTCTTTACAGGTAAAGATGGTATAAATTCAGTTGATAATTTAGTTAATAATGTAACTGCACAACTAAATGTGGTTTCTGAATCAATCGACAAGGCACAAAATGAATTAGTAAAAGGTGGTGTACTAAGTGGAACAGAAAGCCCAACTCAAACAGGTGGATTGATATTAAGTGCAATAACTGTTGGAGTGGAAAAAACAACATTGTTTGCAAAATCATTAATTAAAGCAACTGGTATATTACCCGATGCACCAGTAGGAGCTTCTGTTCAAAACCCTCTTTCAGGTCTTGGGCAGTTGCCAAACGTACAAGCATTGAGTTCAGCAGATGTTAACCAAGTAAAAGATTTAGTAGCCGGTGGAAACAAAGCAACGCAAATGGCTGACCAAACAACCGGACCATTAAGTGCAGTTCAAATAACTGATAAGTTAAAAAGTGCTGCCGCAACAGCGTTTGCATCAATTACTAAAGCATTTAAGCCCTTAACACCGGGGGTACCTCAAAATCTAACTGCTATCAAAGCACAAGCAAATGAAGAAAAACTTAAAGCAGATACTGCAAAAGTAGCTTCATCTAATGCTCCTTTTGATTTGAATCAAACATTAACTAATAATTTAGGCCTTCAAGCAGGTGGTCCATTACGAACAACAATAGAGACTGTGGGTAATCAATTAAAAGGTTCTTTGTCTAATACCACAGACCCTAATGCATTAATGGCTGCCGCCCCTGCGGCGCTTGCAAAAGCAAGCACACAACTTTTTGGTAGTGATGCTAGTGGTTTGGGTGGTTTAGAAGGTGGAATGCCGTCAGTATCTAATCTAGTTAATTTAGGGGATAGTGCTAAGGATGTTATGGGTTCTTTGTCAACCTCAGCCAACTCATTGGCTACCGGTGTCAATATTCCAGGAAAACCAAATATTCCGGGAATTGAAGGAATAACCGGAGCCATAAATTCTATGAAACAAGATATAAACGGTGGATTTAATTCATTAAAAAGCGAATTACAAGGTGGGACTGACAGTATAAAAACTCTTGCATCTAGCGAGTTGAGCGCCGCAGATAATGCTAAATTAGCCGGAGCAATTAATAGTATAAGTGGTGCTACTGAAGTTAAGCTACCAACAGTAGCTGAAGATACATTTGATTTTGCTCCCATGTTAGCACAGGCTGGTTCATTATTAGGTGATGTTAAAATTCCAAGTATAAATTTTGGTGCTATACCTCCTAGTGCGTTTAAAACACCCACAGCCGCACAAGCAAAACAATATGATACATTAAAAGCAGAATTAAAAACCCAAGAAGATTTACAATGGGATTTGCGTAAAAAGTATTTTGACGCAAAAACTAAAAAAGGGGCAGAAGCACCAGAAACAGTTGCGGCACAAACTGCTTGGCAAGGCTGTGTTAAGAAAATAGATGAAATCAAAGGTCAACTATATACAAATGTAACCGGAAGCCCGCCCCCTACCCCGGGTACTAATCCTTCAGCACCAGTAGATGTAAATCAAAACTTAATGAATGCATTTGGAGTGCAAAAGGGTGGCTCAACTCAGGTAGCGGCAGAAGAAATAGGGGCAGCATTTAAAAAATCATTTGGCTCTTAAAAGATAGGAAAAATTATGGCAACTTATATTGGATTTAGTACTCTACATACAGCACAAGTGCGAAAAGCACTTAATTATAGTCCTGACGGCGCACCGTCATTTAACCCACCGGCAAAATCTAAAAATAAATTTAGAACGTTGGATGAAGAATTAGTTATACGAGATTTGATTAATTCATTTAATATCAATCAAGGTGAGAAGCCCGGAAAGCCAGACTTTGGTACCACACTTTGGAGTTTTGTATTTGAACCAAATACAATAGATGTTCAACTGGAACTTCAAAAAGAAGTTACTAGAGTTGCGGCCTATGACCCTAGACTTACGCTGGCTTCTGTTCAGGCCACTCCATACGAAAACGGCATCAGCTTAGAGCTAGAAATGTATATTAACCCGTTCAACAATCCCATATCTCTTTCTATACTGTTAGATCAAACTACTAAAAAAGCATACATGTCTTAATTTGGTGTTTTTTTGTATGATAAATATATAAAAGAGATTAAATTATATGGCCACAAGTTCACGACAATCATCAATCTTTGGGGTAAATGATTGGAAATCAATCTACAAAACGTATAGCCAAGCCGACTTTCAAAGCTATGACTATGAAACCTTGCGTAAATCCTTTGTGGATTACTTACAGACAAATTACCCCGAGACCTTTAATGACTATGTTGAATCAAGTGAATATGTAGCATTGTTAGATGTTATGGCATTCATGGGTCAATCTCTAGCCTTTAGAGATGATTTAAATGCACGTGAAAATTTTATCGATACTGCTGAACGCCGAGACAGTGTAATTAAATTAGCCAACTTAGTTGGGTACAACCCAAAACGAAATATAACCGGACAGGGATATTTAAAAGTTACTGCAATTCAAACTACAGAACAAGTTAAAGATATTACTGGGTTAAATCTAAGCAACCTAACAATTCTTTGGAATGATCCTGCAAACCCAAACTGGCAAGAACAATTTAACAGTGTCATTAATGCCGCACTAGTAGATGCACAGCGAATCGGTCGACCCGGAAACAGTCAAGAAATTCTTGGTATCAAGACTGATGAATACAGTATGCAAATTCCAAATGGGGTAACTCCAACAGCACCTTTTACTGCAACAGTTAATGGTTCTACTATGAATTTTGAATGTGTAAGTGTTACTAGCTTGAATGCAAAAAATGTATATGAAATACCACCGGGACCTAATGGAAAATTTAATATTTTGTATCGTAATGATAGATTAGGGTATGGTAGCGTTAACACTGGGTTTTATTTTTATTTTAAACAAGGTAATTTACAACCATATGATTTTACCATTAGTGAGCAAATAAGTAACCAAGTTATTGATATTAATATTCAAGGTATTAACAATGATGATACATGGTTATACCAAATAAATTCCAACAATGTATCACTTTGGACGCAAGTTGAAAGTATCTATAAGAATATCAATAATACACAGATGCTTGCTACTAATAAAAAATTGTTCAGCGTAATATCTAGGTTCAACGACCAAGTAAGCTATACGTTTGGTGATGGTATCTTTGGTGAGATACCAATTGGTAATTTTAAAGCATATGTAAGAACCGGTAACGCATTAACTTATTCGATTAATCCAGATGAGTTACAGGGTACAACTATATCAATCAATTATGTAAGTCGTGTTGGCCGTGTTGAAACTTTAAATATTTCATTAGAACTAACTTTACCTGTAACCACAGCACAAGCTAGGGAAACACTACAAGACATTAAAGAACGTGCCCCGCAACGTTATTATTCACAGAATCGCATGGTAAACGGAGAAGATTATAATAATTTTCCTTTTACTCTATACAGCAGTATTATTAAAAGCAAAGCACTTAACCGAAGCAGTGTTGGTGTGAGTAGAAGTTTTGACTTATTAGACCCAAGTGCAAAATATTCAAGTACAAATGATTTTGCCGCCGATGGTGGATTATACTTAGACAGCAATGATGGCTACTTAACCTTTACTGCTAACTCAAGTAATGATGTTGTTGCGTTCCTAACAGAAACACTCAACTCTCAATTATCTAACCATCGCTCACTACAATATTATACTCAGTACTATAAGAGATATACATTAGATGATGGACAGAATGGTAAAATTAATTGGCATCAAAGTTCTTTTAATGATTTAGAATCTACTGGATATTTTTATGACAATAGTGGATCTATACCTATTGGAGTGTATGTCACTGGAAATTTAAAATATGTAACTGAAGGCGCGTTACTACAGTTCAAAGCACCCGGCGGATATTATTTTAATCAACATAATAAATTGGTTGAGGGTTTGCCTAGCACAGCAGATAGTTATTATCTTTGGACTACTGTAAGTTCAGTTCGAGGAGATGGTAATAATAATGGAGAAGGTAATTTAGCTAGTGGCTTTGGTCCGGTAATATTAAATAACCCAATTCAATCTGGAGTAGTTCTTACTACGGTGATTCCATCTTTTACTAATTTGTTACCTAACGATACTATTAAAGATTGTATCACTCAAATTTCATTGGGTCAAAGTTTTAGTTTAGTATTTGATAATACCTTATTGGCAAACCAAACACGATGGAGTGTTAGCACATTTGATAATACTAATTATTTTGTTAAATTTCAAAGTTTAGGTAACAATCAATACTTGACAACATATAAATCTATTGCTTATTATTTTGGTAGTTCTTCAAGCGTTAGATTTGCGTTCAATAAGAATAAGGTAATTTATGATCCTGCGACTGGTAAGTTGTTACAGGATTTTGTAAATATTTTAAAAGTCAATAGTTACCCTGATAGTAATTATCCATTTCCAACAGATACAAAACTAAGTGTAGTAGGACAACTAACTGAGGCTGACGGTTATGTTGATGACTATAGTGTTGAGGTTGCTAATACTGATCCCAACGTGTCTGGGCTAGTTAAGAATCCAGACTTTTTCTATCATATTACAGGCTATAAAACAAAAACTGCTAATACTCAATACTTTGTTTTCTTTGAATTAATTACAGACAGCAATTTGTTATCCAGATATCAATTAATTGAAGATAGAGTAGTTAACTATAACTATGCTAACAAAGCAGAAATATCATTAGTAAGATACGAATATGCACCCGGACAACTTTTCTATGCATATAAAGAAAATGTTTTTTATCAAGCAGTCTCTAGTCAAACAGTTAAAAATGTTATCAACTTAGTTCAAGTTAATAACTATGTTGCTAAGACAGGTCGTCAGGGACTATCCTTCCAATATAGACATAACTCAGATAATACAACTAGAATAGATCCAGCTACAACTAATATTATTGATATGTATATCGTAACTCAAAGTTACTATACGCAATATTACAATTGGATCAAAGATACTACTAATAAACTTACTGAACCAACCTCACCAACAATTAATGAATTGAATCTAGCTTATAGTAAAATCAATGATTATAAAATGTTAACTGATAGTATCATCTTAAATAGTGTTAAGTTTAAAGCATTGTTTGGATCAAAAGCTGATCCTAAACTAAGAGCAACTATCAAGGTAATCAAATCTAGTAATACAACAGCCAGCGACAGTGAAATTCGTTCTGTTGTACTTTCATCCATTAATGCTTACTTTGATATTCAAAATTGGAATTTTGGAGACACGTTCTATTTCACAGAACTTAGTGCATATGTGCATACATTGATAGGTGATTTAATCAACTCAATTGTTTTAGTACCAAAGGACCCGTCAATGTCATTTGGTGATTTGTATGAGATACATAGTGCTCCATATGAAATATTTTTAAGTGCGGCTCAAGCAACTGATATAATGGTGATATCAGCACTGACCCCAGCAGAGTTACAAACAAGTTAAAATTTAGGCAAACATAATGGCGACAACAGTTAGAACAATAGATTTCTTACCCGAGATTTTTAGAACAGAAATTAATGAACAATTTTTGGCAGCAACACTTGACCATTTGGTTCAACCCCCAAAATTTAGTAGAGTTCAAGGATTTGTGGGTAGTAAATTTGGTTATGGAGTAAAAGCCGCAGACTCATATGTGGTTGAACCTACAAAAACAAGAACTGATTATCAACTTGAACCTGCTGTAATTTTTACAAAAACAGATACTGCAACTGCAATAGATGCAATTACATATCCTGAATTGATTGACGCATTAAATTTAGAAGGTGGTATTACTACTGACCATAATAAGTTGTTCACAAATGAATTCTATGCTTGGGATAGCTTTGTTGATTTAGATAAAGTAATGAACTATAGCCAATACTATTGGTTGCCCGAAGGACCTGATGAAGTTGTTGTATCAACTGACATAATCTACAAAAATGCAGAATATAATGTAACGTCTAATAACTTAGAATACAAATTTTCATCTAACATTACTAAATTAGAAACATTAAACCCTACTCTTACCTTAGTTAGAGGTGGACAGTATAAATTTAACGTAGAACAAGCAACTAACTTTTGGATACAAACAGAACCAGGAACTTCAGGTGTAGAAAAACTTAGAAATAATGTTACCACCAGAGAAGTTTTAGGTGTGACGAATAACGGTACTAGTTCCGGTACAATTACATTTAATGTTCCTTTAGCAACTGCACAAGACTTTGATTTGTATCCCGGAAATATTCCAGTTGACTTAGTTACCAATTTACCGTTTACTAAAGTGCATGGTAAACGATTACATGAGATTAAAGATATTGATGGCATTGAAGAAATTAAAGGAAAAACACTTTTATTTTACGGCACACAACCAAACAAAGTTGAATTTAAAGGAACTTTTTACGATGAGTTTGGCTTTGATGCGAATGCACCTGGTATTGTAAATTTAAAAAATATAACAATATCTCAAGTAAGTCACTCAGGATCAACATATTTTTTACATACTAGCTCGACAGCCGATCTAAAAGAAAATGATGTAATAACTTTTTCAGGTGTATCTTTTGGAAACATTGTTAGAGATCAAGTTTATTTTATAAAAACAGTTACCAGCCCTACTACATTTACTATCAGTGAAACTATTACCGGTCCGTCAGTTATATTAGTAGACGGAACTACTAATCAAAATGGTCCATTGATTGGAACTATAAATGACGGTGGACTTGAAGAAGGAATACCCACAATACCAAACAATCAATTATATACTATAACGTTGGTTGGAGACATAAATGATCCGGTAATTTATCTAGAGGAAGCAAATAAATTACCCAATGACCAAGCTATCATTGTTGGTTATGGTAATCAATATTTGTCACGTACTTTTGTAAGAAATGCTTACGGAGAAATATTAATAGTTCCGTTACTAACAGCTAGATCCAATATACTTTATTATCAAGACCAAGAAAACGAAACTCAATTTGGAAAAATAGTATTGGTTGATAAGATAAATGAACTCACAATTGATATCAATGATATATTAGGAAAGAAAACTTATACAAGTCCCACAGGCATAAAATTTACAAATGGGTTAAAAGTTAAGTTTTTTGGTAATATAACACCCAAAGACTATTTGAAAGACTCATATTATGTTGAGGGCGTGGGTACTGGTATTGTACTACTACCAGTAAGTCAGCAAATTATTCCTGAACCATTTAGTGAAGTAGAAACTTCTCCGTTGGATAGTCTTGCATTTGATACAGGCCCTTATGGTGGTGCATCACTTATTGCTACAACACCTGATTATTTAACCATCAATCGTAATAGTAATAGTAAAAATGCTTGGAGTCGTAGTAATCGATGGTTTCACATTGATGTTTTAAATCAAACATTAGCACAAAACTCTAATAGTGCCTTAGTTTTAAACGCATTTGCAAACACTAATGCAAGAGCAAAAAGACCTATCTTAGAATTCTATCCTAATCTAAAACTGTTTAACTCAGGCTCAGTTGGTAGAGAACCTATTGATTTTATTAACTTCAATATTACCGATGCATTTACACAAGTTGCCGGCTTGACTATTTTTCATCCCGATGGTAACAATACCGATTTGTTCGACGGAGCAAGAATTGTGTTTGCTGGAGATGCTGATGTGTCTGTTAGAAATAAAGTATTTGTTGCATCGTATTCTTATACTAATGGTTCAAGAGATAAACCAGTAATTACATTATCAAAAGCCCCTAACGGAGATATTGAATATAATACTCAATTAATAGTATTAAAGGGTGAGACACATAGAGGACATAGTTATCATTTTGATGGTACAATTTGGAAAGAAGCACAATTTAAAAAAAATACAAATCAAGCTCCAAAATTTGATATATTTGATAGCAATGGTATAAGTTTTGGAGATACAGAGTATTATCCTTCAAGTGATTTTGACGGATGTACTTTATTTCAATATGCTATTGGATCAGGGAAAGTAGATTCTATATTGCCTTTCCCAATTAGTTATAGTTCAATCACAAATATCGGTGACATTGTTTTTGAAGTCACATTAAATGTACAAACATTTAACTATGCAATTGACAGTGCCTTGGTTAACAAGGGTATTAATAACGGTTATGTTCATTCATATGATACTAATATTAATTATACTAGACTTCTAGGATGGCAGACAGCTATTGAACCCAGTATCCAATATCAAGTGTTTAATTTAGTGTATGAGGGTAAAGATATTGTATGTGACATATCAACTAAAAACATAACTGATACTGCTTGGCCAGTTATTTCAGTGTATGAAGATAATCAACGAATAACTGATTATACCTATGTTTCTGCTGATAATCTAACTACAATAACATTATTGACTCCACCTGCTGTTGGATCACCCGTAGAAGTTTTGATATATAGCGACCAAGTCAGTAAAATTGCATACTATCAAATTCCAAATAATTTTGCTCAAAATCCGTTTAACGGGGAAATCACACAGATTAACTTAGGTGACATTAGAGGACATTATAAAAGTATTTGTAACAACATCAAAGGCTTAAAAGGTAATGCGTTTGGGTCAAATAATTTCAGAGATTTAGGTAATCTTATTCCATATGGTACACGTATTATTCAAAATAGTGCATCATTAATTGCACCTAGTTTGTTTGTTAAGGCTTCAAAAAATAATTTCTTTGATGCATTGGTGTTTAATTCAACTGAATATATACAATTCAAAACCAGATTATTAGACAAAGTAAATCAAACTGAATATTTTGCAACACAAAAAGACGCAGATATATTAGATAATGCAATTGATGAAATGTCTATCAATAAGATAGAAACAAATAGTTTCTTTTGGAGTGATATGCTCCCGTCAAAAGGAACACACACTGAAAAAGTGTATATGTTTAAGAGTGGAATAGATGCATCTATATACCCGTTACGTAAAATTTATGATTTCAAAAAAGCAAATTATGATAGTGTTTTGGTTTACTTGACTAGAAAAATTAATGGAACGATTAGAACAATACAGCTAATGAGAGATATTGACTATGTTGTTAGTGATATTGAAAAAATATTAACTGTAAACAAATATCTACTACCAAACGACCAAATAACAATTAAAGAGTATTCACAAACTTATGGAAGTTTTGTTCCTAATACTCCTACTAAGTTAGGATTGTATCCTGCGTTCTTCCCTGAAGTCATATTAGATGATACGTACTTGATTCCTGCTTATTTCATCAAAGGACATGATGGTTCACTGAACAGATTGTTTGGTGAATACAATGATGGGTATTTGGAAGATTTTAGAGATAGAGCATTACTTGAATTTGAAAAAAGAGTTTACAACAACTTAAAAGTATATGCTAAGATTCCATTAGAGTATGATGACGTTTTTCCCGGATACTTTAGAAAAACTGAGCATTTACTAAGTGAAGTTAATGAAATATATACAACACATTTCCTTAATTGGACAGGATTGAATCGTATTGATTATCGCACTCAATTATTCCAAAGTACAAATGAATATACTTGGAATTATAAAAATACTACAAACAAATTAGATAACTCTAAGATAACTCAAGGTTACTGGAGAGGTATTTACATGTGGTTGTACGATACTGCCACACCAAATCTAACTCCTTGGGAAATGTTAGGCTTAACAAGTAAACCAACTTGGTGGGAATCTCATTATGGTGTTGCCCCATATACAAGTGATAATACACTACTTTGGACTGACATTAGTAACGGTTATATTTGGAATAACGGTAATCCAATAATTAACGCAAAACGTATTAGACCTGGACTGTTGAATATTTTACCAGTTGACTCTATAGGTAAATTACTATCACCTTTTGAAAGTGTAGTTAGTACATATAATTCTAATAACTTTGAAAACTCATGGGAAGCAGGTGATTTAAGCCCTTCAGAATATAGCTATCGTAAAAGTAGTACATGGCCTTTTGACTTGATGCGTATATTTGCATTGATTAAACCTGCTATTTTCTTCAACCTATCTCTTAATTTAGATGAATATAGATACAATTACGAATTCAATCAGTACCTGTTAAACAATAGAGTTCGTAACTAT